AAACGTTTTAGCTTTGACTTTGACCATGGGCAGTTAATTACTGGTGATCAAATTGAAATTAAAAGCACTGACAGTAGTGCTCTTGATTTTATTGATAGCTATACAGATTCAAGCGTAAAAAAGTTTATTTACGTTGACGACCTTGGTGGCATCAGGCTTTATAACACTTTTGCCCATGCCGTAAATGGTGGGCCAACGAACGCAGTAGCTCTTGCAGTTCCTGGCAACAACATTCCAATTGCAGTCACTGTCGAAAACAGCATTGCGCGTTTGTTGGCACAGGTTAATAGTTTTGAGCTTAATACTGAGCGCGAAACTGTTGACACAACAACGTTATCTGATGAGTTTAGAAGTCGAATTAGCACGTTGATGTCTGGCTCTGGTCGGATGTCGTGCTTCTGGGAATACACGGGTGACACGGCAAACGAGCTGCCTAATTACTTGGTTGAGCTTTCCCTGCGTACCAAGGTTGGCAGTCAGTTTCATGCAAAGTTCTATATCAAAGCAAGCGGCTACAACCCTGGTGGCGTTTCGGCAAGAGACGCAGACGAAGTTTTTTATGACTTTGATGCAGTCATTACAGCGTGTGCTGTGCAGTTCGCACCAGACAATACGGTGCAAATTACAGCAGACTTCATCACGACTGGAGCGGTAGAGCTGAAAATGAATACGTTTGTACCTGACGACCTCTTGCAAGAGGACTCTGGTGAAATACGCTTGGATCAAGACGGTGCAGCTAAACTGCAACTAGAGACCGACCTTTAAGCAGGGAGCTGACCACCAATGGCTGATTTAAAAATCAGTGAACTAGCAGCTCTGGCCGGGAATAACCTGGCCACTGCTGACTTGGTCGCTGTTGTTGATAGCAGCGCAAGCGAAACCAAGAAGCTAACGGTCGGTGATCTGGTTGCAAATGGCGTCACGCTGATTGCAAACGACACAATCCCAGGCGCAAAGATTCTGTTTGCTGCAGGCGGTATTGCCACAGCAGATATTGCTGATGCTGCGATAACTACAGCCAAGGTTGCTGATGATGCGATTACAGCAGCAAAGCTTGCCAATGAATCCACTGTTGACCTAGTTACAACGCTGCCTGGATCTGGAGCGTTTACAGGTCAGCTTGCGTTAGATACAGACGACAGCAATCTGTATTGCTGGAACGGATCTGCGTGGATCAGTCTTAAGGCTGCTGGTTCTGTTAACGCTGTCACCGGCAGTACGGTTGGCCTAGTTGACATTGTTGTCACCACCACGGGTTCAAGCGTTGCTATTGCTGCAACTCAGAATGACACTGATGCAGCCAACAAGTTTTTAGCAGGCCCAACCAGTGCTGGTGGCACGGTTGCCTACAGAGTCATTGATGGCAGTGACATTCCTGTTGCAACGACAAGCGCCAAAGGTGGTGTGATTGTCAATGGTGAAGGACTCCGCATGGACTCCAACACGATTGAAGTTGATAACGACGTAACGGCTAGCTCCACACATCATGTGGTGACGTATAGCGCCAAAGGTTTAATTACTGGCGGTCGTGCGATTACATCAGCAGATCTTCCGGCTGCCACGTCTAGCGCAAAAGGCGCTGTAATTCCTGGGACGGGGCTTGCTGTCGATGGCAGTGGCAATCTAAATCACAGCAACTCTGTAACCCCTGGTACTTACACCAAGGTCACAGTTGACGCTCAAGGCCATGTCGGCACAGGCGCTACTTTGGCGGCTAGCGATATTCCAGATCTATCAGCAGCAAAGCTGACAAGTGGCACTATCGGGAGTTCATTGATTGCAACCGATGCTGTTACTGCAGCAAAACTTGCAGATCAATCTGTTACCAAGTTTGGTGGTGCTGGCGCAACCGATAACGTCGTCACGTTCCCATCTGGTGACTACAAAGGCCAGTTCTTCTTCGATGAGAAAAACGAAGATCTTTACGTCTTTACTGGAGAATCTTTCCTGCCAATTACGGTTATCAGCGGCAACCTTGTTAACGCTGGAACGTATAACGCCAATACGAATTTAGTTGGTTCAGTCACGACTGCTGGTTCTGCTGCTGGTTTTTCGGCTGGTGGTGCGTTGCCGACACCTGCGACAGGCAACCTTAACTATTACGTGGTCGTTAGTGACTCTGGAACGGGCTCAGGTACTGCGCCTGCAGTGAGTTTGGCTCCACCCGACATGCTCATATCTTTGGGCGCGGGGAGCACGTTCCAATTAATCGATGTCTCTAATGCTATCGCTGGTCAGACTGCATCGAATATTTCTGTTGTCGCGACTGGAAACATTGCAGCCACAAACGTGCAGGCTGCACTGCAGGAACTAGATACTGAAAAGTTAGGCGCAGCTAGCCCAACATTTACTGGAACGGTGTTGCTGGGTCAGAACGCTGTATTGGCGTTTGAAGGTTCTGCTGATGATCAGCACGAACTGACGATTACTTGCACGAATCCAACGGCTGACCGCACGATCACATTCCCCAATGTGACCGGCAACGTTGTCACGACAGGTGATACGGGAACAGTCACCAGCGCAATGATCGCTGATGCCACGATCGTCAATGCTGATGTAAGTGCTACGGCTGAAATTGCAGTCAGCAAGCTTGCAAATGGCAGTGCTCGTCAACTGCTGCAGACAGCATCTAATGGCACAGACGTTGAATTTACAAGCAACGTTGATGTCCCTGGAACGTTAGATGTCACGGGTGTTGCAACGTTCGACAGCACATCAACCTTTGCAGGCAACGCTACGTTCAACGGCAGCCTGATCTTTGAAGGTGCAACGCCTGACGCGCATGAATTGACGTTGAGTGTTGCTGATCCCGGTGCTGACGTTACCGTCACGATTCCTGCTTCGACTACAACGCTTGCTGGTCTTGCCGTAACTCAGAGCTTTACGAAAGCACAGCGTGGAACGCCTGTTGCATTGACCGATGGGGCAACAATTGCTGTTGACATGAGCCTTGGCAATAACTTCAGCGTGACGCTTGCTGGCAACAGGACACTTGGCGATCCAAGCAATGTCACTGCTGGTCAGTCTGGGGTGATTGTTGTCACGCAGGATGGAACGGGAAGCAGGACTCTTGCTTATGCGGGCACGAAGTATAAGTTTGCTGGTGGTACGGCCCCAACGTTGACGACAACGGCTGCTGCTGTTGATGTATTGGCTTATTATTGCGAGAGCGCAACGCGCATCACGGTTACTTCGCTGCTGAACGTTTCATGAGTATTCCTGGTGCCGCGAGTCCGCTGTTTCTAGCAACAACTGCTGGAGCAGCAGCTGATTTTGAAATATCCAGGTCGCTTAGGTTCAACTCAGGGGATGATTCGTATCTAAGCCGTCAACCAAGTTCTGCCTCTAACCGCAAGAAGTGGACCTGGGCAGGCTGGGTAAAAAGATCTAGGTTAGGTGGCAACCAAAGTCTTTTTACAGCAGCTTATCCTGCAAACGAGACTTTATTGATATTTGATAATTCTAATAGGCTTGTATTTTGGAATTTTCTCAGCGGTAGTTATGCAGGACAAAAAACTTCTACAGCAGTTTTTAGAGATTGCAGCGCATGGCATCACATAGCACTGGTTTGGGACTCTGCAAATAGTACGGCAGCAGATAGAATTAAAATTTACGTTAATGGCGCAAGGATAGATACGTTCTCTACCTCAGTAGACCCAGCTCAAAACACTGAGTCTATAGTTAATGACGTTCGATCCCATCGCATTGGCGATTATTCAGAAAACGCAAGTTACAATTTAGATGGTTATTTAGCCGAGGTCAACTTCATTGACGGGCAGGCGCTTGCGCCGACTGACTTTGGCGAAACTGACGATAACGGGGTCTGGCAAGCCAAGGACACAGACGGGCTGACATTTGGAACGAATGGATTCAGGCTGAAGTTTGCAGATAACAGCTCAGACGCGGCGCTGGGTACCGACTCATCCGGTAACTCGAACACCTGGACCGTTAACAATTTGACTGCAACAGTAGTTGCCGCTAATCAAGGGTTTGATGTTGTTACTTACACAGGTAATGGTGGAACGCAGTCAATATCGTCGCTCGCTTTTCAGCCAGATTTTGTTTGGATAAAAAATAGAAACTCTACATACCAACATCTTTTGTTTGACGCAGTCAGGGGCGCTACAAAGTACCTTAAATCTGATGCTGATTCAGCAGAGCAAACAAATGGATCAACACTTGCATCGTTTGATTCAAATGGTTTTACCTTGGGAGGAGACAATGAAATAAATCGCAGCTCTTATACATACGTAGCCTGGGCCTGGAAGGCCGGTGGCGCTGCGTCGTCAAATACAGATGGAACGATAACAAGTTCTGTCTCGGCAAATGATACTTATGGGTTCAGCATTGTCAGCTTTACTGATGGAGGTTCGGCATGTACCGTGGGCCACGGTTTATCCAGTGCCCCAAAAATGATCTTTGCAAAGTTTAGAGGAGCTTCTGGAAATTGGTCGGTTTATCATGAAAGTATTGGTAATGATCATCGATTAAAATTAAACCTTGCTGACGCAAAGCAATCAGGAAATGATTGGTGGAATGCTACATCGCCTACAAGTTCAGTTTTTAGCCTGGGCTCTAATTTAGTTACTAGCACCACTCAAATTGCTTATTGCTGGTCTGAAGTTGCCGGATTTTCTAAATTTGGCACATGGCAAAATAACAATAGCCAAACCGGCACTTATGTTGAATTAGGCTTTCGCCCTAGATTTATTCTTTTAAAAAATTCTGACAATGTTGAACAGTGGTACATATTGGATTCTGAGCGTAAGCCTACTAACGTTTCGCCTCCAGACACAAAAAAACTTCAACCTAATACAACCGCGGCTGAAGGATCACTTGCAGCGCACACAGCTACAATCGACTTCTTAGATAGCGGTTTTCAAATTAAAACAACAAATCCTAATTCAGGTGAAATTTCATACCAAACTAGAAATTACATCTACGCAGCATTTGCAGAGCCGCTAGATCCTTCAGTAATTGACTCCCTAGTTGACACCCCAACCAACGCGGCAACCCCTACGGATTCTGGAGCGGGCGGAGAAGTCGTGGGCAACTATGCGACGCTCAACCCGCTTGACAGAAAAAGCACAGTCTCTCTGTCTAACGGCAATTTAGATGCCACCACATCTTCTACGGGCTGGGCTGGCGTTAAAGGTACTATGGGTGTGTCTTCTGGTAAGTATTACTTTGAGGCGACTGCCAATGGCTCAGCAGCCAATAAGGTGTTTTTTGGAATTTGTGCCAGCAGTGTAAAGCCCGATACCTCAGGTTACTTGCAAGATGACACGACAGAAAGAGCAAAGGGAATGCTCATTTTCTGTGACAACGGGCTGTATCAGTTAGACGGAAACTCAAGAGTAAGTTACAGCTCATCAATGGCTGATGGTGATGTAATTTCTGTTGCGTATGACCTTGATGGCAACACAGTTCAGTTCTACAAAAACGGAAATGCACTAGGGTCTATTGATATTTCAAGCTCGCCACTTGCAAGTACAACTGTTGTTCCTTTGTATATTCACTACAATACAAATACCACATATCATTTAAATTTCGGCCAGCGTGCCTTTAATAGTGCAGCTCCTGCTGGCTTCCTTGCTTTATGCACATCAAACTTACCGACCCCAACGATTGCGGATGGCAGTCTGTATTTTGATACTTTCTTGTACACAGGTGACGGCGCAAGTTCTCGCAACCTTACCTTACCTTTAGCAGCAGATTTCCTTTGGATAAAAAAA